CTAGTAATTTGTTCTTAGCATACTATCCAGATGCTCTACTTTACGCAACTCTAGCAGAGGCAGAACCATATCTTATGAACGACCAAAGAATTGCTACATGGTCTGCTTTATATGATAGAGCAATTGCGAATATTAAGAAGAGTGATTTAGGTTCAACATATCCATACACAACATTAAGCGTAACACCAAGATAAAGGAAAAATCATGGCAGAAATGAGTAACTTTTTAGAGAACGCATTAATCAATGCAACTCTACGCAACACAACATATACATCAGTCGCAACAGTATATGTATCACTATGGACTTCAGACCCTACAGACGCAGGTAGTGGTACAGAAGTATCAGGTGGTTCATACGCTAGAACAGCAGTTACATTTGGCGCACCATCTAACGGTGCATCACTAAACTCTGCTGACGTTACATTCCCAACAGCAACAGCTTCATGGGGAACAGTAGGTTGGATTGGTATTAATGATGCAGCAACATCAGGAAATCTTTTATACCATACAGCTTTGGATACAGCTAAAGCTATTGACTCTGGCGATATTTTTAAGATTTCAACAGGTAACCTTTCAGTTACATTAGCGTAAGGATAAATCATGGCTCTAGTCGTTAAAGATAGGGTAAGAGAAACCACTACGACCACAGGCACAGGCACAATTACATTAGGTGGTGCTGCTACAGGCTTTCAATCATTCTCTGTTATTGGTGATAGTAATACTACGTTCTATACTATCCAATTATCCAATACAAATGAGTGGGAAGTAGGTATAGGAACATACACGTTATCAGGCACTACTTTATCTCGTGACACTATACTAGAGTCTAGCAATGGTGGAAGTGCAGTTAATTTTAGTGCAGGCTCTAAAGATGTATTCGTTACTTACCCTGCTGAAAAAGCAATTTACTTAGGTAATTTACCTACTAAAATGGTAGTCACAAAAAGAGACACTACTACTGCTGACGTTGCTTTAGCTAATGGTTTTTTACCTGTATTAAACAGAAGTGGCTCAACAATTAATGTTACAGTAAGTTAAGGAAAATTATGGCAACTCGTTATGGATTAGTGCTTAATGGCACAACAATACAAGAACTACAGTCAGGCGATACTATTATTGGCTTAACTTCTAGTACAGCACTTCAAAAGGGTGATGGCTCTACTGGAATTACTGCGGCTTCTGCTGGTACAGATTACGCAGCACCAGGCACAGCAGCTACATTCACAGCATCACAACGTGGCACAGTCACTACAGACAATGATGGTTCATTTGACATGAACGTGACTAATAACTTCTCATGCACACCTTCAGGAACATTTGCTCTTACCTTTACTAATATCACAGCAGGTCAGTCAGGCTATGTTCTCTTAATTAATACTGGTGGTCATGCAGTTACAGCAGCAGCAACTACTAAAGTAAATACATCATTTTTAACTACAGTATCAGCAGCAGGTACATACTTATTGTCATACTTTTCTAATGGCACTAATGTATATGTAACTACTGGTGGAGCAATGGCTTAATGGCTATTTTAAACAATAGTAATGCCATCTCTAGTGGTGGCTATGACGTTAATAACTCACTTCGTTTTAGAAGCTCTGCAACTGCTTATCTAAATAGAACTTTAACTACGCCTACAAATAATAAAATTTGGACATGGAGTGGATGGGTAAAAATAGGTGCATTAGCAAGTTTTAGGACTTTATTTTCGTCAGCATCCCCAAGCACAGGATTTACTTCAATTAGGGTTAGCTCTGATAATACTCTTGCAATATTTCAATTTGATGGTGCAGCATATGATTATTATTTTGGCACATCTCAAGTATTTAGAGACCCATCTGCTTGGTATCATATTGTAATTGCTATGGACACCACACAAGCAACTAATACAAATAGAATGAAATTGTATGTTAATGGTAACCAAGTAACTGCCTTTAGTTCATCACCTGTTCCAGTATCTTATCCAACACAAAACTTAAATACTAATATTAATTCAGCCGTAGTGCATAGAGTAGGTGCTGGTAATTATGTAGGAGCTGTAGAGCAAACTTTTGACGGATACATGACAGATGTTTATTTCATAGATGGCTCACAAAAAGCAGCTTCAGACTTTGGCGAAACAGATACAACTACAGGCTCATGGAAACCTAAATCCTATACAGGCACTTATGGCACTAATGGCTTCTACCTTAAATTCTCTGACATAGCTACTACATCAGGTTCTAATGCAGGTCTAGGTAAAGACTTCTCAGGTAACACTAACTACTGGACTACTAATAACATATCTGTAACTGCTGGCACAACCTATGATGCTATGATAGACAGTCCTACGCTAACAAGTGCGACTGTGGCTAATTATGCAACCCTTAATCCCTTAAATGTAAATCCAACTTATGCAAGTGCTTATGTAGCTTCAAATGGTAATTTAACTGTTACTGCCACAGGAATTACTGGAGTAAATTTTCCATGGTTGGCTGGAACTATTGCAGTTAATACAGGAAAATGGTATTGGGAAGTATTAATGGGGACAACAGGAGGAGGAGCGCCTGCTATAGGAATAATAACTTCAACTTCTTTAAATAATGCCACTCCATTTGCACCAGAGTCTTGGAGTTATTACCTTAATGGTCAAAAATTTGCTGGTGCAACAGGAAGTGCTTATGGTGCAACTTGGACAACTGGTGATTTAATTGGTGTAGCCCTAGATTGTGATGCTGGCACTATTACATTCTATAAAAATAATGTAAGTCAAGGAACTGCATTTTCAACAGGATTTACTAATTTATTAGTTAACCCTGTATTAATATATGATGCGTCAGGAACAGATTGGAATTGCTCTATTAACTTCGGCCAACGCCCATTCGCATACACACCACCATCAGGCTTTGTAAGACTAAACACATATAACCTACCTGATAGCACTATTGTTAAAGGTAATACTGTGATGGATGCAACTACATATACAGGAACAGGTGCAACTCAAGTAGTAACTAATTCTGGTTCTATGAAACCTGACTTAGTATGGCTCAAAAGCAGAAGTAATGCTCGTGACCATCGTTTAATGGATACGGTGCGTGGAATTAACTTAGGGCTTCAATCAAATTTGACTAGTGCAGAATTTACTGGCACAGCATTGTCTAGCATTAACAGTAATGGATTTACACTTAACACAACAGACAATCAAAATGTATCTGCTGAATCCTATATAGGTTGGCAATGGCAAGCTGGACAAGGCACAACATCATCTAACACTTCAGGCACTATTACATCCACTGTATCTGTAAATGCAACTGCTGGGTTTAGTGTGGTGACTTATACAGGTAATGGAACAACAGGTGCAACAATTGGTCATGGTTTAGGCGTAGCTCCTAAAATGATGATTATTAAAAAGAGGTCTGCTGCTGGTGATAATTGGCGAGTTTATCATGCTAGTCTTGGAGCAACAAAATTTTTAGACTTAAACCAAACAAGTGCAGCTGGAACAGCATCTTCTGTTTGGAATGACACTGCACCAACATCAACTGTTTGGACTGTAGGAACTAATGGAGAAGTAAATACAAGCACAGCAACTTATGTAGCCTATTGCTGGGCAGCTATTCCAGGCTTCTCCGCTTTTGGTAGTTATGAAGGAAACGCATCTGCTGACGGACCTATGGTATACCTTGGCTTTAAACCTAAATTTGTATTAATTAAAAGAAGTAGCGTTGCTGGAAATGATTGGGTAATTAGAGACTCATCACGAGATACTTATAATACTACTAACTTAAATTTATATGCAAACCTATCAGATGCTGAAGCGTCTGGAAGTGTTAATATTGACTTTTTAAGTAATGGTTTTAAATTAAGAGGGTCTGGAGTTGGAGCTAATGGTTCAGGAACATACATATACATGGCATTTGCAGAAAACCCATTTAAAAACGCTTTAGCAAGATAACAAAGGAAAAATTATGTTTTTATTAAACGGTAAACACTTACCAGAAGGCACATCTTTCTATGATGCTAATGGCACACAATACGGTGCTGGTTGGTTAAACCAAGCTACAGAAGAGCAGAAACTAGCTGTTGGTATTACATGGGTAGCAGACCCTGCACCATTTGACTCAAGATTCTACTGGGACACAGACTTACCTAAAGCTCTTGAAGATAAACTTGAAGTTAAAGAAGATGGAACTCCACTCTACAAACAAGTGTATGACAAGACTGCTGATAATGGTAAAGGTGCTATGGTTGATACTGCAGAACAAGTGGTAACTAAAGGTTTAAAGTCTAACTTTGTAGCTCAAGTTAAAGATACAGCAGGTAAACTACTAGCACAAACTGACTGGTATGTTATTCGTAAAGCTGAAAGAAGTATAGATATACCTTCAGATATAGCTCTAAAACGCACACAAATTGTCACAGAGTCAAATAGATTAGAAACTGATATACAAGCATCAACTACTGTAGAAGCTCTTATAGAGGTATTAAACGCACAAAACTGGGGTGAATAATGTTTGGCATAACCGCATTTGCTGAAACCTCGTTTAGCACGTTAGGTAAGATAGGAGGCATAGTATTAGCCTCTGCTCAAGTAGATGCAAACGCAATTGTTACTGCTAACGCTAATGCGATAAAACCATTTAGTGCTGCTATTACAGCAGACGCTACTGTTACAAGTGATGCAACAAGAATACGATTAAATACCGGTTCTATAAACGGAACTGCTAATGTAAGTGCTGTTTACTTACGCATAAGAGATGCTGTAGGTTCAATTACAGGTAATGCTACTGTAACTGCACTAGGTTCGTTTGAAATTAGTGGTTCAGCAAGTATTACAGGCAATGGCACAGTAGAGCTTAATTATGTAGTTATTAGAACAAACGCTGCAAGCATTACAGGTATAACAACTGTATCTTGTTTAGGTGGTTACGAAGTAAGTGGTAATGGACAAATAGTCGCTAATGCAAGTGTCTATTGTCTAGGTGGTATTATCACAGGTGCAAGTGCATCTATTACACCTATAGCTACAGTTACAGCAAACGGAATTATACAAGGTGAAGGATGGACACCTGTCACACCATCTTCAGATACATGGACACCATCATCAGCAAGTTCAGACACATGGACAACAATTTCACCATCATCAGATACATGGCTTAGACAAGGATAAAACATGGCAAAAACCAAAATTTCAGAATTTAGTGCAACGTCAGCAGACAATACGGATATAACTAATATCAATATTGCTGAAGGATGTTCACCAGCTAACGTAAACAATGCTATTCGTAGCTTAATGTCGTTACTAAAAAACCAACAAGATGGTTCTAGTGGTGACCCATTTACAGTAGCAGGGACATTAGTATCTTCAGGCACAGTTGACATTACAGGTGCATTTAGACTAGACGGAACTGCAGGTGCTAGTGGTCAAGCATTAGTATCGGCAGGCGGTGCTAATACACCAACATGGAGTACATTAGGCACAATGGCTTCACAAAGTGCAAGTGCAGTTGCAATTACAGGTGGAACTATTACAGGTATTACTGACTTAACTGTTGCAGACGGTGGTACTGGAGCTTCAACCATTACAGCTAACTCTGTTATTTTAGGTAATGGAGCTTCAACTTTGTCAGGTAATTTAGTAGCTCCTAGCACAGCAGGCAACGTATTAACATCTAATGGAACAACTTGGACAAGTGCTGCACCAGCAACTCCATTTTCATGGGTTGTAAGTGATGTATCATCATCTAGTTCAATATCAGGTGGAACAACATCATATTCTATTACGTCTAATACTATAATGGTGTTAGGAACATCTTACAGTTATACGGGTGGTAATTCTGGTGCATCTTTAGGCGTAAGAATTAAAAATAGTGGTGGTACAACATTATTTACATATACACTCACAGGTGCTAATGAAAATAATGGTGGTGATGGTGGTTCTGGTATGTCATCACGAAGTGCTTGGAGTGTAGCTGTTCCTTCAGCAGCTATTGGTGGAACATTAGAATTTTTTAGAGTATCAGGTAGTGCTTCAGTTGAATTAACTATTAATCAAGTAGTGAAATCTGCATAATGCCTACACAACGCATAGCTTTTAAAGACTGGTTACCTGACCAACCTAGTATATTAGACACAGTATCAGAAGCTAATAACGTTATTCCTTTGGCTGTAGGATATGGTCCGTTTAAGTCAGCAGTAACATTTTCAGGTGCAGCTTCAGAAGACTTGAATAATTGCTTTGCTGCTAAACTAGACAATGACGTATTTATCTTTGCTGGTGGTGCTACTAAACTATTTAAAGTAGACAATACTGACTTATCTCTAGTAGACGAGTCTAAAGCAGGTGGATATACAGGCACAAATAGATGGCAATTCTTACAGTTTGGTAGTCTTGCAATTGCATCTAATGGCTCTGAAAAGATACAAGCGTTTGACGTAAACAGTTCTACAGCTTTTGCAGATGTAAGTTCAGATGCACCTATTGCTAAATACATTACAGTAGTTCGTGACTTTGTAGTTGCAGGTAATATTGGTGCAGGCACATCACCTAATAAAGTGCAATGGTCGGGAATTAATGATTCCAGTACATGGACTACTACAGCAACATCTCAAAGTGACTATCAATTGCTCCCTGACGGTGGTGATATAACCGGTGTCGTAGGTGGTGAGTTTGGTATTGTATTCTTAGAAAAAGCCATTGTTAGAATGTCATATATAGGCACACCACTTATATTTCAATTTGACACTATCTCTCGTAACGTAGGATGTATAGAAGGTAACTCTATTGCACAATACTCTGGTACAGCTTACTTCTTATCAGATGACGGATTTTACGCTACTAATGGTCAAACATTAACAGGTATAGGTTCAGAAAAAGTAGATAGATACTTTTTTAACAACGCTAACATTGGTGACATTGACTCTATATCAGCAGCAGTAGACCCTGAACGTAATTTAGTTATTTGGAATTATGGCAACGTATCCGGTGGTCGTTCACTACTTATCTATAACTTTGAAACACAAAAATGGTGTGAAGCAGATACAGATGTAGACTATTTATCTACATTAGCTACTGCAGGCACAACATTAGATGGTCTTGACTCTGCATACAACGTAACAGCAGGTGCATTTGTCGTAGGTAAGTCTTATACAATTAGAACATTAGGCAATACAGACTTTACTCTTATAGGTGCAGTTGCTAATACAGTAGGTGTATTATTTACAGCTACAGGTGCAGGTTCAGGTACAGGTGTAGCCATAGATATGGCAGCATCCGCAGCAGCACTCAAAACTGTAGACTCTCTTACTACAACACTAGATGATAGACTTTATAAAGGCGGTAAGTTTTTATTCGGCGGTGTTCGTGATACTAGAATTATTACATTCACAGGAACTAACGCTACAGGAAGTATCATTACTAACGACCTAGAATACGGTTATAACTCTGTGCTTACTCTTATTAGACCTTCTGTAGATAATGGCTCTGCAAGCGTTTCTGTGGCTTCTAGACGTATGTTAAATGATACTATTACTTATGGTGCTACAGTCACAGCAACAGAAGAAGATAGATGTTCTGTTAGAAGCTCAGGTCGTTATCATAGAATAGCTTTAACACCTACAGGAGTTAATTGGTCATCTGCAATTGGCATGGATATAGATTACTCTGAACAAGGAACTAGATAATGGCACGTAGTGATATGTACCGTAAACTACCTTGGACAGGTGGTGATGCTAGAAGTGTAGCTGAAATTGTAAATAACCTTGTAGAAGGTAAGTCTAACAATACAGGTGATATTACTTTAGTAGCAGGTGGCGCTTCATCTACCACTATCTATGATGAACGTATAGGTTATAACTCTTATATTGGGCTAGAACCTAAAACACAAACGTCAGCTAGTACATACTTCCCATACGGTGCATTTC